AAATAACATTGATAATAACATAAAAAAGAAAGGAAAAGACTATGATTTTGAGTACAACTTTACTGTGTTTCTCAGTGTTTAAAGGGGTTCTCTGATGCTCTGATAACTTGAAAATGCCGCAATCATGCACCATGTTGCACAATTGCGGCTCTTAACGCTGAAAATAAACTGAATAAATACTGCACGGAATTATGGCAACACTTAGACTATATTTAGATACAAGGGTAAAAAGGCAGGATGGCACGTTTTCCATCCGGCTTGCTGTCAACCACCATGGTGGGACTGCCTTCATATCCCTCAATCAATACTGCAAAAAGGATGAATGGGATAAAAGGGCTTGCAAGGTGCGAAAGCGTCCGGATCGTGATGCTATCAACGACTTCCTGCTTGACCGTCTTAATTTCTACAACAGAATGATGATGAAGGCGCAATGCAGGGAAACATACCGGGGAGATATTACGGCTAGGGAACTCCGGGACTTAATCATGCTTGAAGCTGAGCCTGCAAGGGAAAAAGTCGCCCTGCTTCGAGATGGCTTCATTGCCTACGAGGGCAGGAATCTGAAAGAGAACACGATAAACAGATATAAATATACTTGGGCAAAGATTGAAGCTTTCCTTGGGAAGGAAAAAGCGGCTCTGCTTACATACGATGAGATTAACCGCTCTTGGCTTGAAGACTTCGATGCGTTCATGGCAAAGGAAGGCTTGTCTAGGAATACCAGAGCCAGCAGGATGCTCTGTGTCGCTGCTGTCTTCAACCTTGCGATAGATAATGAGCAGACGAAAAACTACCCTTTCCGCAGGTACAGTCTCCGGCTTGAGACAACGAAAAAGCGAGATTTGTCCGTTGAGGAAATCCGCTCTATCTTCGAGGCTGGTGGTGATGAGCTGGTCGACATGTTCCTGCTGATGTTCCTGCTGATTGGTATCAATGTGAGTGACTTGTTCGCCTTGACAAAGGAGAATATCGTCCGTGGTAGATTGGAATACGACCGGGCTAAGACTGGCAGGCATTACTCCATCCTTCTTCATCCAGAAGCTCTCCGAATCATCGAGAAGTACAAAGGGGAAAAGAAGCTGCTTCGTTTCTCGGAGCATTTCAGAAACGTTGATGTTGCAACGGTCATGATTAATAAGAAACTCGCAAAGGTGCGCCCAGGGCTTACTACGTACTACGCTCGCCATACGTGGGCATCCATTGCCTTCAACATTGGTATACAAAAGGACGTGGTGTCGCTTGCGCTGGGTCATTCGTTCGGTGTCCGGGTAACTGATACCTACATCAATGCAGACCTATCGAGAGTAGATGAAGCAAACCGCAGGGTTATTGATTACGTGCTATACAACAAAAAATAGCCTTATTTCTTGCGGATTTGCCGCAGAAACGGCTCAAATTGTTTTCTGGGATAGTTCTACGTGCTTACCACGTAAGCGGCTCAGAACACAAATTTCGGGGCAAATCGAAAGAAAGAGTACAAAAACATAGATAGAATGCAGGTGGTCGGGCTGCTTGCGGAACTAAAAAAGGGGCTGGCTTTCGTCAGTCCCCTTTTATATAATTTATAATTAGTTAATATGTTCGTCAATACACTGGTCGTAGATAGCTTTTTCCAAAGTCCAATCCTCTTTAGGATATTCTCCCCATCCTGCGCCTTCATTATTGTCAATGTACCACAAGTTTTCATCTTCCTTAATGGTTGCTACATGATAACTATGTAGGGGTGAAAAGAAAGAATCTTGGTTGTGGTCATAGCATACATCGTATGTTCCATCCTCGTTGTCACGATAACGATAACCAGTCTTGTCTAATTCTTCTTCGATTTTTTTCATTTTCTTTGGCTTAACCGTGCTGCCTAGGGCTTAGTTACTGAATGTTTCAAAGTGCTTATCTCCTAAACACGATGCAAAGATATTAATATTTTTCCATTCCACCAAATTTTCAAACGATTTTCTTTTTATTTTATTGTTATTTTAATGTTATTTTACATTTACGGCTTGAAATGGGCAAAAAAATACCCCAGCGTTGAAAAAGTCGAATCGCTGGGGTAATAAGTGGAGACCACTTAAACATTCAGTGATGCAAAGGTACGCTTTTCCTTTGAAACCACCAAATTATTTACCAAAAAATTTCTTCCTCAACAAATCATTGATAAATCGTGACTTGTTGGGCAATGCGTTGAGGAAAGGCAGAAGGTCGTTGTCTATCTGTATGCCAACTAGCTTGACCGTTGCGCCTGCGCCCTTCTTCGTTCTCTTGATGTTTCTTCTATTATTCTCCATATCCGTGATTCTTTACTGGTTCTCCATTTACTCGCAAAAGGTTGCAATGATAGATGCTACAACTCTTCGGGTTCTTTCGTGGCGTGCCATCCTTCTTGCAGGTCATACCTCGATATACCAGGCAATGCAAGGGGTATTCGTAGGTTCCATTCACAACATCCCAGCTTTCAACCCTTATCGTGTCGTAGTGGTCGCTGATATAATCGCCAACATTAACTGGGCTGTGCTCAGTAGCAAATGCTCTTGCCAGTACTCTTCTTTCGTTCTCAGCCTTCACGTTGATTTCGTGCAGGGCTTCTCTGTACTCTTGTCTTGTCATTGTCTCCAGTCTTTTTTTAATTGTCTGTCTAACTTCGTTTTCATTCGGTTCATCTTGTGCTCCAGCTTGCCAATCTGCTTATAAGATAACCACTCCGGCTTGATGTTTAACTCCAGCCATAACTGGCGCATTTCCTTGCAGTGTCTAGCGATACTCGGGAAATAGAGGTGTCGCATGTATGGGTTGCGAAGGAAGTACTCGCAATCGGATAGCATTCGGGACAGCATCATGTATTTATGCTTTTGCCCTTCTCCAAGACTGACAAGCATTCCGTTGTCCCCGATCCACAGCATTGCGCCCTCTCCCTTCCATTCAAAGTCGAAAGCCTTGCTTACCGGATAATAATAGCCATTGAGCACCGTGCCTTCCTTGAGGTCTCGCCCAATCTCTAACAAGCAGGTTCTTCCCCAGCTGGTCGTTACCTCGACCACTGCTTGTGCTGGTATCTTGTCGTATTCCTTCATATATTGATATATTGTGCAGGGCTTGCGCCCTGCTGATTAATACTTTTCAATCCAATACTCTGTTGTACAATTCACTCCTAAGCATGCAAATTCAGACTTAAAATAACCTTGACGCACCCAGTGTGGATAAAAATTATCGGTTTTTTTATATTCCCTAAACAAGCCGTTCAAGAATTGCTCTGCCTTGTCCTTGCGTGTAAAGTCTGCCAACTCCTCGATTTCCTCGCCTTCAACTTGTTTCTTGATATAATATTTAGCTCTTGCCATTGTTTATATTCCCTTGTTAGAATAAACGAACATTACCCCACCTTTCATAGCGTGTCCCCTTAGACTTCTGAAAACAGATTGTCTGCTTATACGATTTACTCTTGCAGCTTCCGTGATGGAAATATAAGTATCTGTAATCTTACCATTTACAAGTTTCTGTATTGACTTTCTGTTATTATCTCCACGAAGTCCGTGCTCTACCGCATGTTCGATATTCTCTTTTGGTGTTACCCATTCTAGGTTTTCAATGCGGTTGTTTTTCTTGTTTCCATCAATGTGGTTTACTTGCATACTGGTGTCTCCTTGATTAAATGCAGAAATAACCAATCTGTGGACTTGGCAATTTATGCGTTTCTTGCCATCTTGTAAACAAACGTGCATATAACCATACTTATCTTTAAATGGCTTTATTCGCTTTTCTTTAAATGTCATTGCAACACCTTTCTTGTTAATCGTAACATGGTGGAGTCTTTTAACGACCCCAGTATTAGAAACTTGGTAAACTCCACCATACCCGTTGATTGTTCTCCATTCCATAATTGTCTTATTTTGAATATAAACTAACTTGAAGTCCTCTACGTAATTTGCAGATACAAACATCTTGTGCCATCTTCAATGCTCGCTTGATGAACTTGTTGAAGAGTTCTGCACCGATGAGCTTCAAAATTCCGCTTACTCCTACGAGTGTGTTTATCTTCTTGCCATCCTCTGTGCGTCCGAAGACCTTGATACGGAAGTTAGAGTTGATGAACTTTGTTGTAAACTCTAAAATGTTTGAATTTGACTTTTTCATTTTCTTTGGCTTAACCGTGCTGCCTAGGGCTTAGTTACCGAATGTTTCAAAGTGCTTATCTCCTAAACACGATGCAAAGATATTAATATTTTTCCATTCCACCAAAACTTTTCCCGAAAGATATTAATATTTTAACTTTTATTGGCTGTTTATGTTGTAAGCACGGCTATTTTCGGTCGTTTTCGGTACGTTTTAGGCTGTTTTCAGTACGCTTTTGGCTGTTTTCGGTACGCTTTCCACGCTCTATATAATAATAACCTGCACGCATTAGCTAGAATGAATATAATCTAACTCTCATAACCCCTACCCCTTTTCTCTCAATGAAAAGTGTTCTACGCACAAAAAATGGGCAGAAAAACGCTCTCCTGCGCTTCCTGCCCTTCTAAAAATTGATATTATGATTGAACCTATTGAACTCTCTTCTTGATGCGCTCCTTTATCCAGCAAACCGCAAAGATTGCCAGGAATAGTAATACGCAATCGCCAGCGAATAATCTTATCTTATGCCATGTGCTCGCTGGTTTCTCTACCTCCTTGGTCTTGTATCGGTTCACGTAATACTTGACCTTTACGGTGTCAGTCACGAAAACATAGGTATCGCCTACGATGGTGTCCGTCTTGGTCGATGTCTTCCATCTGGTGGTCGTAAGATTGTGCCACCGCTCCTTGATTACGGTGTCGCCCTTGATATAGACAAGCACACTGTCCTGCTTGAATACGCTGTCGTGCTGCCGGGTGTCCTGCCAGTGGATCTGTCGCTGGTTCACGTTGTCACGTCTTACGCTGGTGTGTTCGCTGTCGTGATAAACTGTGTTATTTTGCGCTGTTTTGGCGCAGGAACAGCCAAAAATCAAAAGTGGGGTAATTATAAGCATTGCGAAAAATAACGCCACAGAACGCAAATTTCGCCCTTTTCTTGAATTTTCCATACTTTATGAACGTTAGATTGATATGTTTATTACGCAAGCACCTTGATTTCTAGGGCTTCCTTGGCTCGCTTCAAATACTTCTCGCAGGCTGCCAGTCCATTGTAGCCTCCGTTTATCTTCCTGCGGATAGCCTTCAAGTTGTCTTTGTCTGCCAACTCGTTGCAGCCGAAGGTGTCGAATACCCACATCGAGGATTTTGTTGCTCCAAGAGGACGCTCCAGGAGTTCGGGACTGCCCACAACATCGAAGCCGCAATAATTAGCATACTTCCGGTAGTTGGCTCGCCCGGTTATCTGTATCAATCCTCTGCCCTTGTACTTCACGCCATCGCCCTGCTGGGTGTTGCCGAGGTCTTTCCTGCCCTCGTAGGCTCTGCCGCTTGCCAGTTCTTTGGTGTATCTCAACTCTCCGCTTTCGTGGGCAATCTGTGCGAGATAGTGCGCCATCCTTAGTGGGGTATTGATGCGGAAATGCTCTGCCCATCCGTTGATGATTGGAAGATAGGTGTCTGCCCTGCTGCCTGCATTCGGCATTACCTTTATTAGTTGCGCTCTAGTTATCCTCATTATCTCCTCCTTTCTTCCGCTCTTCTTTCATTATCTCGACAACTGCCTTCGCAATTTCGTCCTTATTCTCCAGGATCACCTGCATCGTGCGGTCTTGCTTCCTTATCTCAGCCTTCTCGTATGCTTTTTCCCGGATGCTCTTAAACTCGCACAAAAGCAGATACACCGTCCAGGCGATGGCGAACAGAGGGAAGGGAGAGATAATGCACGTAGCCACGTCCATAAGCGAAGCAATACCGAATGTCGGGAAATACTTCTTCGCCTTGTCGCACGTCTTCTTTAGTCCGGTTGACGTTCTTGCAATATGCAGTTCCTTCGCCTTCTGTATGCCTGCTATCAGGTCAATTGTCATCGCTATCAGAATTGTAGCGAAACAGATAAAAATTACTAGGGCGCACAGATATAGGTGGTGCACCTGAAAATCGTGAAATACTTCGCTCATATCAATTTATTTTTTTGGTTATTCCAATTTCTCCCAGTCGATGGTAACGCCCTTTCCGATGATGTCTGCCGTCCACCTGCAGAATGCCATACCCTCGTATCCGTCCGGATCACTGGCTACGGCAATAGCATACTGTACGCAGTCGCTCTCGGTCTTGATTACCTTTGGATAGAAGTCCGCATAAGCCATATTTGCCAAATAGAGAATATCCCCGATGGTTGCGCCCTTGGAGATTATCTCGTTGTTTGTTGCCAGCCGGATTTCGTCTACCGTCCAACGGTGGCTCGTTCCGTCTACGTTCTTCATCTGCTCGCTTGCCTTGATTGCTAGCTGCTTCGTGAAGTGGTAGCCGTGCTTGGCAACGTATGCCACGTACCCACTGGCTCCCATGAGTGCCTTTGCTGCCTTCTCGTATAATAAGCCGTGGATGATGCCGCTCTCTTGGTGCTGGTGTCGCTCTTCCTCGCTGTCGCAAGAATGGCGCAAAACGATTATTTTCTTCATTGTGCGCCCTCCTATCCTAGTTTGTCGAGTAACTGTTTAACCATGCCACGAATGCCGCTTATATCGCCCTCAAGTGCCTTGAAACGCTTTTCGGTTTCCTGCTTCTCCTTGATTGCCGGGTTCAAAGCTGCAAGAAGTTCCTCGCCTTTGGCTTTCCGCTCCTTGCTTGGCTCGTATGCCTTGATTATCTCATCGGCTTCATTTACCAATTTCCCAACTTCGGGCAAAAGGTCTGCCTTGTCGGTTGCCAGTACGATTTCGCCTGCAAAGGTAACTCCGAGGTGTTCGGGTATGGTGTAGATGGTCTGCTTTCCCTCCACCTCGATTGTTACGTCTCGCATTGGCTGTCCGCTGCTGGAAATGGTTGCGATGCCAGTGTTGATGTGCGGCTGGTTGTCTACGACCTTGCCTTCCTTAACTTCCACCGTCTGCTTGTCTAGCAGATAGACCGGGTGATTTCTTTGAATATTTTTAAATTCCATAATGCGCTCTTTTTAAATAATTCGATAAATAGACAAAAAGGGGTCTCACTGATAGAACAGCGAGTTGCCCCTTGATAGATTTTGTTCAGACCGCCTACGCACCAGTGGTTGTGGTGGTCTTCAACGCTGCAATAAGTTCAGCGTTCTGTCGCTGCTGGCTCAACTCCAGGCGTGCATCGTTGTACCGCTGCTGCAAATCCTGCTGCCAGTGATTGTTAAGTACATCGATAACTCGCTGGGTGTTGTCTTGGTTCGAGCGGATGATGTCGCACTTGTCCTGCTGAAGCTGGAAACCGAGTGCCGAGAATCCTCGCTCTATGCTGCGGTTATTGAAATCGAATCCTCGCTGCATTGAGTTCTCGATGTTTTTCTGCCCCAGCTGGTTGTCGTAGCCCATCTTGATGATGTTCTGCTGGGTCTGGCAGCAGCAGTCCTTCAGTGCAATGGTCATCTGCAAGTTACCCTGCGAGATGGCATTGATTACTCGCTCAGCCGAATAACCAACTTGTCCGCTTATCTGCTGGATGCCTGCCTGAATGCCGCAAACAGAAGACTGCAATGCGTTGAAGTCGCAGTTCAAGTTAGCCGCCAAAGTCTTCAAGTCTTGGTTGTTGCCCTGGATTGCTCCCATCAACAAGTCGCTGTTGTGGTTGTCGCTCATCTGAGTGCGAAGGCTGTCAATCTGAGACTGGATTTCGGAACGCTGAACGTTGCCGTTCTGTCCGTTCCAGCCATCACCGTACATGAAGCGGAACATTCCTAACATCATCATGTAGGCGAATGGGTTGTTCCAACCTCCACCCATACCACCGTTCATTGCTGCCAGCATAGTCGCTGGATCATTGTCTCTACCTCTAGCGAGCAAGGCTGCTGCTAGGTTGTCATTGCCACCGTCCCCAGTGCAATAAACTTTCTCGATTGTGTCTGCCATAAATTTTGAGTTAATTACGTTACGGAAACCAAATATTGGAATCCGCTGCAAAGTTACTCTGATTTTTGGCTCGCTCCAAAAAGTTAGTGCAGGGGTATTTATCGAATTATTGTCAAAGAACGCTTTTGGTTATTTTCTTTTTGTTTCTTAAATGCAAATCGGCTCTACGTCCTTGTTTAGAAGGGTCGCTTGTGCCGTGGCAAGTCGATAAACTCTAGACGTACTGATATAGGTGTAAGACATCTTGCTCAGATGTCTCACTGCTGAAACGGTGCGGTTCAGAACGGTCGCAATGGTCGTTATGCTGAATCCTGCGTGTATCATCTGCTCAACGACCATACATCTTGCCATTACGAGATTTTCAGCTCTAGACTTGCCGAGAACGTCTTCTCTCGTAATGCTCAACTCTCCGTTCTGAAGTTCAATAGCGCAACACTTGATTACGTTGTCTATAACTCGCCATAGTTCTTTCTCCTTGTCATTCATAATAAAATGTTTTAATCGTTGCCCAACATAGAATCAATCATTCCGTCAATGGCTTCATCGGTCATGCTCTTCTTAATAGAAGGATCTGCGCCAATTGACTTCATCATCATAGCTACCCAGGGGTTGTCACTCTCCAGCGTGGATTGTATCTGCTCCTTGTATGCTTCGTGAAGCTCACCCGATTCCTTGTATTCCAAAAGAACCGTGCGCAAGGCTTTCACCACGTAGTTATCCATCAGCAAGGGATTGTCCCTTGCCGATGATAATTTAGTAAGAAGCACAGCCAGTGCTTCGTGTAATTGTTTCTTCTTCATATTGTCTTACTTTTAAATTTCTAAAGTCAGCGACTTAGAGTTCAAGTTTACCACCACAAGCATATCTTCTTGAGGTTTTAGTAACTCCTGCTTTAGGAGTTACTGGTTTTGCTCTACCAGTACTTTTTCTCATAATAGTGTATTTTAAAATTATTTTAGTTTTACTTGTTTTGAACAAACTCTGCGACAAGAAGACTAACATGATTAATCTTAATTAAGCGTGCATAGGTATTGTATGCCGTTTCCAAAAACTCAATCCTCTTAAGAATTGGACCATTTGATGTTTCTTCCATTTTAAACAGAACGCTAATACCAGCCTGGCTGCAATAAGTGCGACATTCTTGCGCTCCTGTAAAGACTACCTCCAGGATGCCTCCTTCCGATGCCTTTTGAAACCAGTTAAATACGTTGATACGACCTGAACTATTCACGTTAACAATTTGATGATTTGCAACAAATGGAATGTTTAAATTTTGAGAACTTTCAACAATAGCTGTGCTAAAACTTGCTTTTATTTTCGTCCAAAGCTTCTTTAGTCCACTTTCATCTAAGAAATTCATACAAACCTCCTTTCTAATTTAATGCATCAATTACCGATATTGGGATTGCACTGTCTGCTGTTGCGCCAGTGGCGATGCCGTTCAACTTGGTTTTGAGTGCTGCCGTGAAGTCTTCGGTCGAAAGCCCCTTCCCGCTTACCACGTCAACCTTTTTTGCCAGTGCCTTGTTTACGTCTGCCGTCTTAGCATAAGGCGACAAGTCGTAGGTGGTGTTTGTATCAGTCCACGGAACATTAACATAAGCCTTACCGCTTCCATCTAGCAGGACGGCATAATTACGACCGCTTGTACCATAACCTATAAGAATACCACCCAACACCGATGCACTGGCAGTAGGCAGGGTGTAATTGTTTGCACCATCCTCAATGCCATCTAGCTTAGCCTTATCGGAGGATCTCATGAAGCCGTTTTGACCAGGATAAGGTCTTCCCCCAGTAGTTCTGGGTTCAGCAAGAGGTACATCCGCTACTTTCTCCCTCCCATCACCTAGTGTATATACAAGATTTCGAATTGAAGTATTTGAAGTAGACGACCCATCGGATGCTACACCTCTGAAATCCATATTTATTACCGCTTCCGTCTTTTTGGCGTAAGGCGTTAAATCGACCTTCACGGTGTGAGTACCGATTTTTTCCCACGCACCATTGGTATAGTAATACTCTTGATACACATCGTTGGCATCGCTTCCGTCCTTAACGATGTATATCTTGTTACTCTCGCCCGATGAAGGAAGGCTGGTTACCAACTTGAACAAAGATGTATCGAGGTTGCCAAGTTGTGCGAGCGGGATTCTTCCGTTGGCATCAAGTCCACAAATGCCGTTGGCTGCATTCAAAGTTCTCACGCTTCCGTCTGCCATCAACACTTGGGTTGCAGTGCCACCAGTCTTCACGATAGCTATAGCTTCCATTCTATTTTCATCAACATTGAAAATGTCTATAGTTTCATTTTCATTACCAGATATTGTTATACTTAGTTGTTCTCCGTCAATCGTATACTGCAAACCGGTTTCAGGGTTAATATAACCACCTCTTTGGCTAAAAAAACGAGAATTAGCCCAGTCCTTAATCTTCTCCCAAAAGGAAGCAAGTCCTATTGCGTCTAAAAATTGCATAATCTATTGTTTTAAATTGTTATTTACTAGTAATATCTGTTATCTGTTCCTCCGTGATTGCTGGAGGGAAGTCCTTCGTCACGATGTCGGTCACTTTGTTTGCGATATCCTTGTAGATGTCCGTGCCGAGTTTTTTTGCTGTCACGCTGCCGTCTCTGATGTTTCCAGTTGATATACAGTCCTCGGTCAGATGGTCGTGTTTGACCGCTCCAGGTTGTAGTTTATCTGAGGTCACACAATTGGATGCTAGGTGTCTGTTCTTTACAGAGCCATCGGCAAGCTTCGCCGCCGTTATCGCCCCATCCGCAATTTGCGCTTCCGTTATTGTTATCTTGGCGAGTTCACTCTTGATAATCTTAACGACCGCATCGTTCTCCAGTTTATCGTCCATCATGGCGAGCATCTTGTTTAACTCGACAACGATGTCGTAAATTTCCGTGCCGACACGCACCGCTGTGTTCTCCCCAGCCTGCGTTGCGTCTCGTATCTGCTCTGCCATACGGAGCATTTTTTGAATATCCTCGTTCATGCCTTATGTGCTTTTAGTTGCCTATTGCGTGAATGTGCGCCCTCGTCCCTCTCTGTTGTTTCACTTCTCCTTCCGGGGTGAAGTGTTTGAGGTATTCAAGGGCATCTGATAAATATCTTTCCGCCATATCCAAGATGTCGTTGTACTGCTTGTTGCTCGATACATCTTGAACGTGGTCTGAATAATCGTCTCTGTGTCGCATTCCACCTGCACGGCTTATAATTGTGCCATCGGCACGGAAAAGCCTCGCATACGTGAAATAAGCGAGTGCCTTGCGTATTCCGCTGGTGTACTTCTGCACCTTGGTTTCTTCTTGGCTGCAATCTCCATTCTTCTTGGTGGTGTATTCGCCACCGTCCAGGAAAGTTGCAGGCTGGAAATCGGGCAATACTGAATCGCCCCACTTTCCCTGCTCGGTCGCTGCCTTGAACCGCTCATACCCGATGGCTGGTATGATGTTCGCATCTTCGCATTCCCGAATGTATGCGTTCACATCATCCTCATCAAGGTGTGTGCTGGTCGGTCGTGCCAGTTCTCGGAACTGATCAACCGTGATAAGTTGTTTTCTCTGTTCTCCCATAGGCTCAATCAATCTATCGTGTTGTTCCCTGCCACCTCGCTGCTGATATACTTCAACGGCTGTAGCTTGGGGTCTAGGTTCTGAATGGCAGAATCGTGCCAGTTCTCGAAAATCTTTTTGAAGGCTCGCTCGATGAAACGCTGCTCGGTCGTCACTTCGCCTGCATAGTACTCGTAGGCATCCTGCATCACCTGCCCACTGAATCCCAGCTTGCCAATACGGATGGAATAAAAGAGTTCTTGATGGAACTGTGCGTAGATGCGTTCAACAACGCTGCTGTCTGTTACAGAAAACTCCTTGTCGAAGTTTTTTGTCGGGAAGGCGACAACCTTCGGTTCGTCTTCCTCGTTCTCCACCTCGACAGCAAGAATCTTCGCTGTGTTCTCGTCCCCTTGGAACTGCAAAAGGTCTTCATCGGAAATCATCTGTCCGCTCTCCACCTCTTCGCCATTCTCATCGAACTTTGGAACGCCCTTTTTGGTTACAAGCATACACGATACGAGGAAGTTGTTGCGGACGTTTCTCATCTTGACGTTGCCCAGTCCCTCATCGGTCGAAATCTCCGTGATTGCTGAATCGTAGCTTGCTGTAGGATAAATAAACTGTCCGTCTAGGCTCTGCCACAGAATCTGTCCTTTATAGCTGTCGATGCCGCCAGCGTTCTCAATCTGTTCAAGAACGATGTCAGGGTCTGGATTGAAGACGTTGATGCGTTCAATGGTCTTCTCATTCACCATCAAACGCTTTCCGTTCCTCGTTTTCTTCTGCTCCCAGTCGGGATGCAGCAAGACGTGCGCCACGTTCCCCTTGTCGTCCGTCTCTTCAAGGCGGCAATTCTCAAAGGGTACGTGGCTCACGCTCGACACCTGCCCTAGAACGTTGTAGTTAACATGAAGGGCAAAGCCTCCAAAGCGTGCGAGGTCTTGCGCTACGTTCCGGAGCAAATCGTCTGCCGTGTCCCCCTGCTGGTTCATCGCCAACGATGCTAGAATGTCGCTATCAAAGCCGTAGCCCTCAATGAATCGGGCATATCGGTTAAGGCAAAGCATTGCCGTACCGCTGGCTTCCGTGATGCGTGCGAGGTTCTGCGGATATAGATTATCATATCCGTATGCCTGCATCTTGAATCGGCTGACGTAGCCAATATCAACCCTTCGCTTTGGCTTCTTAACTGTCTTAACGTTCATACTGCTTGTGTCGTTTTACTTGTTGTTTTACTCTTCTTCCTTGCCTGCTTTCTCGGCTTGGTCGAGGTCTTTTTTCTTGTCGCTGCCTGCTGCTTTTTCGGCAGGATCTTTCCCGGTGGTATCATCTGCACCGCTGTCGCTGCCTGCTGGCGGCTGCTTGTTCTCGATGAGTTCATCGCTGGGTATCTTTTGGAAGTAGCTTTCCATGTGTGGGTACTTCGTCAGATATTCGTGCGCTACCTTGTCGGTCAGGTTCTCGTTCGTGAAAATCTTACCATGGTAGAAGTCCGGGCAGGAAATGATAAAACCTGCCTTCATTGCGTAATTACATGTTTTTGGCATTGCCTTTTCTTTTTTGAGTTTTAGATAAATTTCGATTAAAGCATCGTGGTAACACTGCTGGCAGGTTGTCGGAACAAAACGCTTGCGTGTTACCTCGAAATATAGAGTTTCGATTACTGCCTTGTCGGTTTCATAAAAGGGACTGTCGAAACGTGCCTTCAACTCCCCGACCTTGGCTGTTGCTTCCTTGTATGTCATAGGCTACGCTGCTGCTTCCGTCAGAAGGCTCTGATACTTGGCTGCTGTTGTCTCGCTGTCGGTGTCAAAGAAGAAGTAAGCTGCCTTTGGTACGCTCTCCTCTTCCAGCGTGATAAGCCAGCCGCCCTCGGTATCGTCTGAGTACTTGTCGTTCTCGCCTGCGCTTGCCTTCAGTGCCTGCGCATATCCGAATACCTGATACTCTGCCTTTCCTTCCGCTCCCTTAGAGAGGTTGCGAAGGATGATAACGAACTTTCCATTCGCCAGTCCGTCAATGATATTGGCGCAAACGTCAGGTGTGTTAGCCAATACCACGACTGCTACGGTGTTCTTCCAGCTGTTGCGGTACGTGCCAACGGTCAGCTCGGTCTTGGTTCCAGTGAATGGCTTGCTGCCTTCCTGCCGGATAGCGTATGCTTTCTTGCCAGTCTTCAAAACTAATGTTTTAATTATATTGCCCGCTACAACGGACTTGGTGAAGTCGATGTCGTCTCGGTTGATGATAAGTCCATCGCCCTCCAGTCCCTTTGTTACTTGGTCTTCGCAAGGGATGATGATGTCCTGAGCGATAAGGCTCTCGCAAGTTGTTGCCATATTAATTCGTTTTTAATTGTTATATCCCCAACACCGTTTTGTGGGTGTTGAGGATTGTCAAAATAACTTAATACTAAACTGAAAATTTGGAGCGATTAGTAAGCTGCATGGATCATGTCCTCTTCGAGGAGAGCCGTTCCAATCTTACCAGTAGCATAGAGATAGTTTCTGCGCTCCTTCTGGTCGAACCAGATGTCGAGGTCGCTGATGAGATTGTCTGCGTCTGTACCAATCATAAGGTGCTTAGGGTTGCAGAATACCGCACGGTGTGGAAGGTTGACTGTCGTTGCGCCCTTCTCGTATGCTTTAATCATTCTGTCCCAGATGCCGACACGTGCAATCTTCACTCCGTTGTAGGTCGCTACTTCGAAGCCATCGAACAACTTCTCCCATGGAATAATGTCGTGGTAGGTCTTCTTGAGGTCGTAGGTCAATGCGTCAGCAAGCGAGCGTGTCATGAGCAATACGGCATCGCTGTCGTCAACGATACGTGTGTCTGCATCCATCAAAATGGTGTCTACAAGTGTAGTAGCCGCACCACTCTTGCGCAATGCAGAAATCTGCAATGCTGCCGTGGTCTCGCTGTTGGCTGCGATGGCGGTATGTTTGGTCGCTGTGGCTGTAAAGATGCGCTTGAACAGACCATCGCAGACGTTGAAATTACTGATATCTAAGCCTGCTGTCAGCTTGCCGCCACCGCCACCTTCTTCACTTGCCAGGGCTGCTTCCTTGTCGCCAAGCCAGCCGAAACGCCAAATCATCTGCTGCATGGCTCGCTGGAGTGCATCTGCATAGATTGTCATGAAGTCGGTGCGGGTGAGGTCGCCAATGGCTGTACCAGTCTTCAATGAATACTCTGCGATGGTTCCCTTCAATGCCTCGTAGCAAATCTTGAGAGGGATTTCCCACTGTCCGAGTTCCCAACGCTTCTGAGAGTTGGCGATACCCTTCTCTTCGTAGGTAGGGTCGCAACCGCCACCCTTCTTACCGACCATTTCCATCTCTCCGAGAAGAGCGATAGGGTCTTTCTCTTTGACCTTCTGAATGTTCACGAATGAAGAGAAGTCTTCATCGTTGTAGAAGGTTTCCTGCACGGCATCCTTGATGCTTGCGAGGTTTTCTGGCTCGAGTTTAAGGTTCTCGAGTTGCTGTTTTGTAAATCCTGCCATTATTTTCTTTTGATTTAATGGGTTAATACTTGGTTACTTCTTGCCCTTTTTGTGGAGCTTGGCAAGTCTCTCCTTGATGGCGTTCTTACCTTCCTCGACTGGGTTCACGTTGTCGCCTGCGCCCTTGCCGCTTGGCTGTCGCTGTGCTGGCTGGTAGTGGCTGCTGTAGCCTGCCAACACCTTCTCAGCACCGCCTGCCATCTTCACGGCATTCAGGATGCGCATGTCTTCCTTGCTCTTTGCGAGTTTCTGTGCGCCTGCCAGCTGTGCCTTGGTGTCGTTCAACTGCTGTTTGAGTGCTGCTACCTGCTGCTTCAACTTGGCTAAGGTTTCGTTGTCGGTGCTTGATGCGCTGCCGCCTTCACCGCCTTCATTGCCTTCACCGCCTTCATTGCCTGCGGTCTGAATGTCGGTAATTACACCGTCCTCGACAACAATTGTCTTGCCATCGGGCATCTCAAACGTTCCGTCAGGACTTGCCTTGTCGCCAACTTGTGGATCTCCCTCTTCACGCTCAACGGTCAGTGTCTGTCCGTCTGCTGTGTTGAGTTCCATCGCCTTTGGCTCTGCCTTGGCTTGTGGCTCTGCCAACGCCTGCTCTGCTTCCTCCAGTGTCTTCACGCCAAACTTAGCGAGAATCTTGTCGAGGAGAGAAGCCTTTACTTCTGTTTTCTTCTCCATTGCTTTTGGATTTTGTTGTTTTGAATTAATAAAATTTTCTATGTTGCGTTTTGATGCGCTTGCGCTGAGTGGTACAATGGTGCTGCTGATAAGACCTAGGCGCAAAGCCTCGCTGGTGTTGATGAAGATGTCCTTGTCCATCAGGGCTTGAATCTCTTCCCTATCGCACTCGCACCGCTCTACGTATGCGTCCACCATCATATCCTGCCACATCTGCAATTCCTCGCTCTGGTTTTTCAAGTCCTTTGCGTTCAGCTGGTCGCCTAAAAGAAAGCCAGGAACATATGGGTTGTGCAGGAGGAAGGCAGCGTTCTCGTATGCCTTGCGGTTCTCCTTTGGTGCTGCGAGCATGATGATTGTTGCCATGGATGCTGCCTTGCCCTCCACGGTGCAGGAAATCTTCTTGCCGCTCTGTCGCAGTCGGTCGTAGATTGCCCAGCCTTCAATCACAGAGCCGCCATTGCAGAAGATGCGCATATCGATTGAATCATCGTCTTTCGGTATGCTTGCCGCAAAAGCATCTATATCTTGAAAACATACGCAATCGCCTCCCCACCATTGATACCAGAACTTGTTGTCTTGGCTGTCGATGTCGTTGTATATTCTGAGTTTTGCCATTGAATATTGATTTTTTAAGTTTTAAAACGCTGCAAAGATACGATATTTTTCAATATGTTTATCTCGTAAGCAGTTAATTTTTCTAAACAAGCCGAAATTTTGCGTTCTAAGCGGCTTTTATTGCCTTGGGTGTGTAACTTTACCACCTTTAAGCAAAAACCGCTCAGAACGCAAATCTTAAAGAAATAACTACACTTTAAATCCTGCCGATATTCTCTATCGTCTGCACTCTCCGCTGGGTTCGGTTTATCTCCTCAACGCTCACTACTGGCTGAGGAGCCATCTGATACCCTCTTGCTACAGCTGCCGCCAGCATATCCATGCCGATATTGCTGCCTCCGTTATTTACTACGATAGGTACGCCACCGCCTAGCTGGTTGAATGCGGATAATATCGGACTGAACATCGATGTCGCCTTGGCGGTCATTACGCTCTCGCCATTGGAGAGCCTTGCCGGGATGCTGTCGCTCGTTCCGGTGCCTGCTCCCTGCACATATCCACCAGTGGAGAATCCCTTGACGAGTGCTTTTGCTCCTGAAAAGGCTGCTTTGATAAGTACCATCAACGCAGCTGCACTCGCAACACCTCCCCACGACTTGCTCGCAATCTCCTTGGCGAGGATCTGTGCATAGTAAGCGTTAACTGCTATTTCGATTGCGTCAAGTATTGATGTCAGCATCGATTTGAGGAATGAGTGCAGCGATTTATCCTCGCTCTCGAAGAACTCGGACAGACCGTCTCCCATGGTCTGTATCATGTCGCTCATCATTTTCAGTTGCTCCTCCTGCAAAGCTGCCTTTTTCTTGTTGGCTTCCTCTTGCTCCTTGACTTCGGAATCGCTCAAATCCTTCTGCAGCTGCTCCTGCACGGCTGCATAGTCCTTGTAGGCGTCCATCTTGCTCTGAAGGAAAGCCTTGTATCTCTCCAGCTTGGCTGCATCGTCTTCCTCTCCAGTGCCACCGTTCATGATGTCCGCATCCTTGCGTGCCTTTTCCGCTTCCTCGAACTCCTTGTTGAGTTCGTCCACAATCTCCTTTGCTTGGTTCTTCAAGTCCGCTTTTGCCTTTATCATGATGTCGAGAAGTTTTGCCTGCATTTCCTGCGCCTTGTCTGCTCCGATTTGCCCTGCCGCCACGTATGCGTCAATGCTCCTCGCTACCATGTTCTTCTCAAGCTGTTCGAGGTCGTTGCTGTAGTCTCGCTCGTTGTCGTACATACCTGCGAGGTATCGCTTCTTTGCGTCCATTACTTGCTCGTTGTACTTGTACTGGATAAGCGCAATCGCTTCCTGCAATTCCTTTTCCTGCTTCTTCCTGCGCTCGGCTTCCTCCTTTGCCGCCTTGTCGGCTGCTGCCTTCTCCTTCTTGGTCTTAGGGGTAGTGCTGGCGATATTAGTGCCGTCCTTGAGCTTTGTATTGTCGGTTGTGGCGGTCGCCATGGATGGTGCATCTGCGCTGACTGGTATCTTGATGTTAGCATGGTTAAAAGTATTCTTCATGCCACCCACGATAGCATCAGCCATTCCGCTGCCGAATTTCTTCAAGTCTCCCCAAGCCTCCTTCACGGTATTGCCAATACCCGAAAAGATGGAGTTAAATCCGTCTCGCATCTTCTTCACGTCAAAGGAGAAAAAGCCCTCAAACATCTGCAACAGTCCCCCCACTGGTCTTGCAACAAGCTTAATGGCATCTATGATGATGTTGAAGGCAAACAAGGCAACCTGCCCGACAGACTTAAACGCAAAGCCTATCAACTGAATCAATCCCCTAAATGCCACGCTTTGGTTATAAAGGTTGATGATTGCCCTCAATAGTTTCGTTAGATGGTTGCTCACGAATGTTGCCGCCTGAGCCTTCATCATTTCGAAGCCGCCACCAGTAACGTCAAAGAGTGCACTTGCGGTATCCTTCAAACGCTTGTTGGCTTCCACCTGCTGTTCCTGAGCCTTGGCAACATCACTGGATTGTTCCTTGACCTTATCCATGTTCATCTCAATGTCTCCGAGGGTCTCGATATACGCCAGTCCGGCATCCTCTCCCGGACCACCGAAGATGTTGGCAATTGCGCTGCCTACAGCGGCACTTGATTGTGGGAGTTCCTTCAGCTTGTTTCCGACCTCCTGCATGATGTCAAATGTGGTCTTGCTACCGTTTTGCAGTTCTTTCTGAACTTTCTCGCTTGATATACCTATGCCATCCAATGCGGCTGCTGTTGCGGTGGTCATCTCTCGAAGTCTAAGATTACCCTCCTTGATGGTGTCAAGACCCTTATCAGAGAATATTCCCTGCTTGGTGGCGTTGGTTGATATAGCCACGAATTGCTCAGCATTCAATCCAGCTTCCTTTAGGTACGTTGGGTATTCCTTCACGTTCTCTAGGAACTCATCACTAGCATTCGCACCAGCCACAAAGCCATCTTGCAAGAGCTTTAGCGATTCTGATACACTGATGCCAAACTGCTTGCTCATTACATTTGCGGATTGCAAGGTTTCGCCAAAATCCACGTCAAACGTCTCGCTGATTGCCAAGGCTTGATTTCTCACTGATTTCATTTCGTCACCGAAAAGCCCAGTGAACTGCATGGTCTTGCGTGTGGCTTCCTCTATGCCCTTGTTGTAGTCATAGAACCATTTGAAAGCCATTCCGACACCAGCCACACCTGCCATGGCTAGGAAATAAGGGTTGGTCAATAAGGAAAGAGCCGTATTTTTCAACGCACCAAACTTTACCCTTAGGTCTTCCACAGACTTTCCCATTTCCATAACCTTTCCGATTCCAGTATCATCAACAACATCAAAACCGAAAAACTCGGTATTCTGTAGGTCGTCAGCCGCCTTCATCATGGAATCGTAATAGCTGCCGACACTGCGCTGGAATCTTCCAGTAGCCTCCTCAGCCTCTTTCAGCTCCTCTATCAAGTCTTGAATATGCTCCTGCATCTCCTGACCCTTGGAACTATCACGCTCGGCACGGCTCATCTCATCATAAGCCTTCGTGGCATTTGAAAGCTGGGCGCGCAACTGCTTCAAGCTGCCTTCCTGCTCGTTCTCTGTGCGCACGTTGTTCTGGATCTCCTTCCGCAAGGTGCGCACGTTGTACTGATACTCCTTGATGGTTGCGTTGATGGCTTCCGTCTGCACCTTCATCTCGTTGGTCGTGATGGTCTTGTCTTTTTCCTGCTGCTGCAAGTCCTTGATGCTTGCCTTTAGCTGGTCTATCTTTTCCTTGTATCTGATGATGCCATAGATTGCATCCTCGTACTTGACCTTGATGTCAAGAATCTGCTGTCTGTCTTCACTTACCATAGTTCTTTCTTTTTAGTTGTTCAACTCTATCATTGTAACCTCGCAATATCCGCTGTTTGTTGTCTTGATTTCGAGAACCGCAAAATACGCTCCGTACTGTGCAAGGTACACTGGCTTCGTTTCGTCAAAATCTAGTATATCCAAGTCCGACAGATTGAGCCGTTCCGTGATTACGTGCGCCCTGGCGATACTTGCTGCAAGCTGCTTGTACTTCGTATCGAAGATGTTCTGAAGGTCAATATCAAATCGAAGTGCAGCTTGCTCCTTATCATCTCTTAGCGTCATTATCCGCTCCTTGCATCCCTTATACTCTCCACCATTCTTCATGCCGAAAGAATCAAGTGTTCTTATCGGTATGCGGTTGTCATCGCTGGCTGCAAAAGGTAGCGTCCATGTGTCCTGCTCATAGCCCAAAGTCTGGTTGCTGATTACGAGGTCTGCATCATAGTCCCCGGTTGTCTCTTCGTCTTCCTTCCACTTGTAGCGGTTGTGTTGCATAAAGTCTGAAACGGAATACTCGCTTTTCCGTGGTGCACCTTGGCGGTCATACGGAATGAGTTTTCTGCTCCAGTCGTAGGCGTTCGCCTTGTTTGCCCAAACTCTGGTAAACATGATAAACTGCACTTGCGTGCTGTTGGTCAGTTGCCTAGGGAACGAGCCAGTTATCAAAGCCAGAAACTTTATGAAGTTTGTTACCTCGATTTCAGGCAGGTTTATGCCGATAGGGAAACTTCCCCCAATCGGAACGCTGTCCCCACTCTTGACGCTCGCAGTGATTTTGCCGCCATAAACGGAAGGCATGTTGACTGTGTTTATTCCGTGCATGATAGTCTCAAACGTCAGTACATCGTCCTTCTTTAGCGATATAGTGTTTGTCCCTGCCGAAAGCAAATAAAGATAGCCATCGATAGCATATCTGCGTAGTACGACCGGGTACTTAACCTGTCCATCCTCGTACTTCAAATCTCCGAACTCGTATTCCTGCGTGGATGCCTCACCTCCGGTGGTACTTGGTGTTGTTACGGTCATTTTCACGCCCATAGGCAACTGAATCTCCGCTGCGTCTTCAAACTGATGTCTGACGTAGTATTGCACTTGCACATCAAAGATCAGTTCGCAATCCTTCGTTATCGTCAGTTTCTGTACATCGCTGCCAGTGCTAGGTGTGACTGACGTCAATGAGTTGTTGACGGAAAAGGAAAGTGCTCCCAGTCCGTCACGGCTCTTAACGTCTGCGGTCAGATTACCGATGATTGTCTTGTCGTCTGCCTTGTTGTTGATTATAGGCACAACGAGGTTGTTCAACATCTTCTTTGCTTCATCATCCTGCCAAACGAAAGATACGTCCGACTTCCTTGCTATCCTTGACAATAGCCAGTTTACGGTCACACATGGCTGCAAGAATTTTGGGGACGTTTTATATTCATCCACCGCCACATCATCGCCTACGAAATCCTCCTTATTATCGCCATCTATCATTTCGTGCATAGGTGTCAGCCCGGTAACTGATAGCGACAGAGTGCTGTAATATTCGTCAGGTGCATTCACTACGAGGTATGCAGCTCTAGCCTCTCCTCTGATGGTGTATACTTCCAGCGTCTCATCTTCTCCGCTCACGGATATAACCCGCATGTACTTATCCAGTACTGCATAGCTTCTATAATCGCCCTTTCCTTGCGCTTGCACATTTGCCGTTGATGATGGCAAGAAGGGGATGAGAGCACAAATCGTGTCCGATGCGTTCTCTATATTTCCACTGATGTACTTTCCGACCTCTGCGCCAGTTCTGATGCGTCCACGGCTAGCCGAGTATTGTGTCGTGGTATACTTATTCCTCTGCACCAGATTAATACCAAAGTTATCTTTGCTTTCAATTCGGTATGGGTTGTAATAAGCAAAGAATATTCCCTTGTTCACGGCTTCCTCCCTTGTGTTTGGTTTGTTGTACTTTTCAAAAAGCACTCTGTCTGTCACTCCCAGTTCGTTCAGTTTCATTCCGCTCTCAAGTAGCTTCGTGAACGCTGGCATTATACCCCAGTAAATTGAAACCTCAATGTTTTCCTCGATGCTCAGCACGTTCAATCGTCCGTCCTTGATAATTTGCACACCTCCACGGAAATAACTGCACTGGTGGAAAATAAAAGGGTATCTGCTGCCGCTCTTCGGTCTGTCCGCTTGCTGCAAAACTGAAAGGTTGTGCACCGTCCGTGGTAGCTGGATGGTGTACGTGTAGTTCGAGGTCATTTTCGTGACGTCACGAAAAAGGTTGCTCTTAATGTCGAGCACCACATCGGTGCTCTCCGGCAAATCCATCAAAACACCGTCTATATAAAGTTGCTGGTCTGTCATAATCTCTGAACGTTAATGTTATTTATTATCATTTCGCACACGAAATCCTGCAAGCAAGCTGTGCTCTTCGTGTAGCTTCCTGCCTTGATTGTTACGCTCGTCCACTGGTCTTCCTCGTTCATCCAGTCTCCCCCGAGGTACATGTCAACGACTGGGCTGCTGGCTAGGTCTTGCAGCATATCGAACGTATCACTGTCAACCAACGGGGCACAAAGTTTGATTGAATCCGTGCGCTCGTATCCCTGCCTTCTTCCGCTGTCGCCAACGTAGCCGTATATGTCGCTGTATCCGCTTAGATTGTTGCGTATGAAACTCAGGTCGCTGGCAATCTCTCTCGTTTCCTCACCAGACGCAAAGAGCCAATAGCGAATGAATCCGTGTCGGTCAATCCAACGCAGATAGATGCCGCTCTCGGTATCGTCTCTGTCGATGCGCAGCAATAGTGACTGCTTGCCACCGGCAGATAGGCAGAAAGTAAGGTCGAAAGTATTGTTAAACGTTCCCTGCTGAATCTCTCCATCGTAGTCGTAGATGTTCCAGTACCTGGCACCGCTTGGTAAGATGGCTGCATTGAAGTCTATCATGTCGGTGGTCGGAATCTCAAGCAGCTTGTTGGGTGCTCCCTCGTAACCTATAAGCAGTTTGGTGTCCGCCTTACTTAAATACATACCAAAAGAGAACGGATAGTTGGTGAACCACGTAAGGCGTTTGTAGCCGTTCCAGGTCTCCCCGAACCTTGGCGCACCCCATACTACGTTCGTAGTGAATTCGATGCTCGCAAGCTGTCCGTCTCTGTAATCGTATGCGTTAACCTCAACTCTTATGTGCTGGGATAGGTTATTGACGTCATAGTTTATCGTCCAGTCCACGCCTGCATTGATGCGTCCATCGAAAATGGCTTGCACGTATGCTTTGAAGTCTGTTATACACTTTCCGTTGAACGCCTCCACATTGTAGGCTCGTTCCGTGTTGCCCCATCTGATTATTACCTCAATCCACGATAGGTTGCTTCCAATCGCTCTTATGATGCAAGGCAAGAAGGCGAAGCATACTTCATCGGGATAGAAAAAAGAATATCCGTTGTTCACTGTCTGTCTCATACCGTCTCATTGTTTAGTTTGATACTTCCCACCGACTGGTGGATTAGGAAAATAAGTCGCTGTCCGAGCCGCTTCATCGTGTCGGGCACAACATTGCTGTATACGTCAGCCCTGCCGCCAGTCCGGTGCAGTTTAGAACCCTTGTTGGCGATGGTGTTGGCGATGGCTCCTGCCATGCTCATGTCGCCACGCTCTTGTGGTGTATACTTGTGCTGCCGCTTGGTTTTGTAGGGGATAGGTCTGCCGTGCAGTCCCTTGTCTTTCATCCACTGCCGGATGATGCTACGGAAGCCGTATGGTATCTTTCCTGCCCTTCGTCCGGTCTCGAGTACTCCGAATGGCTTGTGTCCCCAAAGGATGGTTTCTTCCTCGCTGGGCTGCTCCACCATTAGGCTCGCTATCGTTCGCCCTGATGCGTTCTGCCCATTGATACGTATGTGGTTGATGATAAGCTGCCGTGCTCTCTCCACTTCCTCACGCATGATGAGCGATGCCGCCTTGGGGTCGAATTGAATACCTCCCTTGCTCATACCTCACACCCTCCTATTCTCTGTGTCAGTTGCAGGGAGTACATTACGCCAGACACGATCGTGCTCAGCCGCTCGATGATGGTCTCGTAGTACTGCTGCCCCTCCAATGGTTCGAACTGGTGCGACTGGTTGATGGCTCGTATCATCCTTGCCCCTGCCAACTTCATACGGTCGATGCACTCTCCGTTGTCTTCTCCTTCCGCTGCCCTCGGTACGGTGTCGAGATAAGCCAGGGCAACGTTCACGGTGTCGTATACCCTGCCGTTGCGTATCTCTGTCGTGCCGCTGGCAGGGATGATGCAGACGATTGCCGGATAGCTCAGTTTCTCCAGCTTGGTGTCTGCTGTGTCCCAGTCCTCGAATAGGTAGGTGTAGTCTGGTAGCGTGTCTGCTGCCAGCTGCTTTAATGTTTCCCTTATTGTTGCCATAATTATCTAGATTTACGTTTCATTTCTTCCGCTTGCAACTTCTGCAGGTTTCGCTCGTACACGCTTCTCTTGTTGTCCATTTCCATGCACTTGTAGATGCGAAGCCATGGCGTTTTTAATACTTGGTCGTGGTCGCTGATGCCCATCCTTACCGCATACCAGTCCAGCATGCCGAATAGTCCGAACCGCAGGGTATCGATGCCTGCCTCCTTCTCCAGTCTCGTTGGCTTCGCTGTGTCTGTGCTCTCGAAGAGCTTGTTGATGCGCTCGACCTCTGCTGTTACCCAGCCGATGAGCATAACGACATCAACCGCCCTAGCCTGCTCCACTTCCTTGTGGCTCAGACCGAGGACGGTTGTCACTATCTGATACAGACTTTCTTCGCTGTCTGATAGCTGGGAAAGGTCAATCAGCTGCCCGATGGATAGCTGGTTGAGATTGTCGGGCACTTGTTTCCCTCCGACAAACGCTGGTCGTGGCTGCTTGCCGATTTTGTAGCTGGTGTGCCTAGCAACTGCCAGCCAGTACTTGAATGTAGTGTTATTATCCATACGCTTTTATATTTTTTGTCGTTATCTTTGTCTCAATACGTGCGCCCTAGCCGTTCCATGGCTCGCTACGGATAACTTCTTCAAGGCTACGTATCGTATTGCGTCTATGCCGTGGTTAAATGCGTCTATAGGCTGGTTCGTTGTCTCTCCATCCCTTGACTTCTTCCACTTGTATTGCTGCATGTTCCCGATGATGCCGTGGCTGCGTCTTGTTATGTTGATGCGGAAACGCTTCAAGATGTCGATGCCGTTGTTGATACTGTCCGCTCCCTTGGTGCTGCCGATTATCCACAGCCCTCGGTTGTGTATCTCCTGAATGCTCTTAGGCTCTGCCGAATCAGCAATGATAAGGTCTCGTTTCGTCCGTCCTTGTTCCTTGCATCGGTCTGCGATGTCATCGTTCGTCATTCCAGGCTGGTAGATTTCTTCGTCCACCCATAACTCTCCGTGCGCCAATATAACGTGCTCCAGCGCAGTTGGATCGTTGGTGAATCCGAAGTCCATACCCCTGCATTCCATCTTCCACTCCTCCCTTGGTGGCAGCTTGTCAACGATGCCCCAGTTAGTGAAGATAAGCCCGGTTATCTTTCCAGTCAGTCCACGCGCATATACTCGCCACAGCTCGGGGTCGTCAATCTCTTCAATTTTCTTGTGCTCCTGCGCTGTCAGAAATCGGTTGTTTCGGTGGTCGCTCAGGATCAATCTGCAATCATCCCTGCCGATGATGTTGTTGTGAACCCAGAACCTTGCGCTTGGGTTGTAGTCGATGAACACCTGCTTTCGGGTTCGGATGGCAAGCTGCCAGAACACTTCGTAGGGCACACCGTTCGCCTCGTTAATAAACAGATAGTCACGCTTACCGTTCTTAGCGTCCTGCGCATCCTGGTAACTCTTGAACTCGATGATTGAGCCGTTCTTTCCTCGGTAGCTGCTGTCGCTCTTATTGTTCTTGAACCAGTCCAGTAACTCTGCCCTTGTGTGCAGGATGGTGTCGAGGTCTCGCATGGCTCCCACCTTTAGGTTCGGAAGGTCTTGACCGCACACCGTGATAATTACCCTTGGATGCTCAAAAGAAAGCACTATAAGACGCTGCATAATGGTGTATGTCTTCCCCGAGGACGTGCCTCCTTGGTTTACTAGAAACCTAGGCTTCACGTCCGCATTCGGGGCATACAGTTCACCAATAACGTCAAATAGTGCCATTCTTACAAACAATAAAACTTAAAACAAAATTATGGTAAAAAAATTATTCTTTATCCAATCCCTCACGCTCGATTACTTCCTGCTCGCTGGATGCGCACTGGTGTCCCGAGTTGATGTAGCGTACCTCGATGCCGCCTTGGAAGCCTGCGTTCAGGTCGAGCACGACCTTATCCAGTCCGAGCAGCTTGCAGATTTGCGTCTCTGCCTTGATGATGATGTCGAGGTAGCGTGGTTCTCCGAATCCTCGTTTCTCGGCATCGTACATCATCGTCTTGACGGTCTCGATAGAAACCATCCTCCCTCGCTCATCTACGACTGGAAGTCCCTGCTGGTTCGATTTCTTTTCGTGGTAGTCTTCCTTGGATTTCTCCCAGGCTTCCCACGCTTCACGTATTACCAGCTTCAACCTTGCCACCTCGCTGGTTATTTTCTCGTCTGTGTCGGTCAGCCGCTCTTCCCTCCACTCCTTCAGTAACCGCTGTATGTCGCAGTGCGCTTGATTGTATTTCGGTCTGTCGAGCCGCTTCCTCACCTCTGCCGTAATTTCTCGCTCCGTCCATCCTCTGCGGTATAGGGGTGCGATAATCTGCAGGCGGTTCTCGATGTCGATTTTCTGCGCTCGATGTTTGTTGTTGTTACCTTGTGGCATATTTTGATTTCTTGAAATTTATTTGATTTTTTATAAAAATTCTACTTGAAAAACTTGCATATTTCAAATAAATTTCGTATCTTTGCAAACGTAATAAGGGAAGAGTCCTTATTTACTGAAACCCTCCGAGGATGAGGGAAAAGTAAAATGAAATCCCAAAGTCTTATGAACGTACTGAAAATTTCATTAAAGATTTGGAAAATAGAAATCTTATCATTTACGATTAGATTATTCTAAGTTCCAAGGGGTGGTGCTCGAACCACCACCCCACTTTGGGATTTCGTTTGCAAATTTACGAATTAATTTTCATATCACCAAATTTTTAACATTATGAGTACTACGAATGAAACTACCTCCAAATCTTGGGGAGGTGCTCGCAAGGGTGCAGGGCGAACGAAGAAATACGCTGCAACATTCTATTTCGGTGCTACCGAGGACGTGGCTAACATCTTGGCAGGGGTCGATAAGAAAGACCGCAGCGACTTCATCAACCAGTGTATTCTCAAATCGATGGGCAGGGGTTAATCTCCTGCCTTTTTCGTTTCCGCTCCCTTGGCGGTTATTTTCTGCGAATTTCGTGCACACGGCTCGAACGTTTCAAGCACGCTTAGTTATGCGCATAGTTTGAGAACGTGCCGCATACGCTCGCATATCGTCTTATCCGTTTATTATCTCCCATTCCCCGGTTGCTTTTACCAGTTGTACCATCGGTGCTTGGTCTGAGTACTCGCAGCTTGGGTCTTGGTTATCCCATTGCGCGATGAACTGCGATTTAGGGAAAGCCATTCGCAGGCAGATTACGGTCTCTCCGCTTCCGGTCGGTATGGTGTAGGTCTGTCCCTCCTTGATGGTGTCGGAAAGGATGATTCTGTATTCCGCTGCCAGTTGGTTCATCATATCCATTGGCAGGTGTCCGCTGGTTGCATCGAAGGAATCGGGGAAGGTGTTGCGTATCTCGTTCATGCTCCACCAGCGGTTCGCACTCAAATCGCCACCGGGAGAAATTTCAACGCAGGGGATGCCTGCCTCCTTGATGGCTCTTGATGCGTTGCCGCAGGAGAAACAGACGCAGCGGTCGATGTGGTTCTCTTCCATGTGCCGCTTGATGATGCAGGCACGGATTGCCTTCGCTGTTCTGCTGATATCAATCGTCTGTGCCTTCATCGCTCTGCCCTCCTTCCTCTGCTGGTTGCTCTTCCTCTCCTGCTGGTGCTACGCTGTTGAAGGTGTCCGCAAGCTGTTGCGCTTCTTCCTCGTTGTATTCGATAGGCTGGAAATGGTCTTGGACGTGTTTCGGGTCGCCCTTGTAGAATACCAGAACGTTGGAGTGCATCTTTTCGGGCTGTCGCATATCCTCGAACGTCTTCTTGATTTCGTCCATTTCGCCTTTATAGAAAACGAGCACGTTTTGGTGGCACTTCTGTGTCTTACGGCTTTTCATACCGCCATCGGCTCTCAGGCATCGGGTCGCGACTTGCTCGATCAGGATGAGTTCGTTGTAATAGTGAAGACCGAGCCGCAGGAATGTGGAGATATTGTCTCCGACGAAATTCCGGTACTCTCCGTTCTTCTTGTTTCGTACTTCCCCAATCTTGACAACCAGGAATGAGCCGTCTTTCATCTTGTCAACGCATTGTCTGAAGATGTTTTCGTACTGGCTCATGAACTCTTCGTATGTGCCGAGTGCGCTCATGTCTTCCTTGCTGTAGACTTCCAGGTCGTAGTATGGTGGCGAGGTGAAACAGAGGTCGAAATCGCTGTCTTTGATTATCTGCCCGATGTTGTTTGAATCACCGCAGAAATATTTCACGCTGCCGTAATCCTTAGTTGCTTCTGTGTTGATGTCGATCTGCTCCTTTCTGATTTCCACAGCTTGATAGTCGTAGCCTAGCGTGCCAGCAACAACACCTTTTGTCTGCTCTCCTCCGAATGGGTCGATAATCTTTCCGTGTGGCTTGCAGAACCATCGCATGATGATTTCAGCCAGTACTGGGTCGAAAAGGCTTGTACCCTGCGCCAATACGCTACGGTCTGCCTTGGCTTTCTCTTCGGGCGATACATAGTTCTCGAGATACTCATCGAAAGAGATGCCTTTCTCTTTTCTGAACTTCTCGCTCTTGGAGTACAGTTCCTTGTATCGCATTTCCTTGGAACGGACGAGGGTCTGTTCACGGCTTGCCCCGATGTCCTTGCTGGAAACGATGGCACGCCATTGCTTCTTGCGCTCAACCCAGTAGCCTTGGCGTGTGTCGAGGATTGAGAAGGGAGGAACGACAAACTTATCCACCAGGCTTGGCTTCGGTGCTCCTTCTCCTTCCGTTGGAGTATCGCCCCCCCTCCTTTTGCTCATTGCTGATGCCTGACATACCGAGAATCCATTGTGGGATTGCCCAGTCGGTCAGCGGCTGGTCTCCGAACTGGTTTGCCAGTTCTTCTGTGTTCCAGTCTCCGAATCCTGCGTTATCTTTGATGATGAATTCTTTCTTCTGCGCCTCCGTCAGGTCTGATGCCTTGACGATGGTTGCAGTTGGCTGCTCCTGCCACTGGCTCCAGTAGTTGGCGATTGCCAGTTTCTCTGCATCGGTCAGCCGCTGGTCTGTGTCGAGAACGTCCATGATGCCTTCGGGTGTCATGCTCACGATGTGGCAGAGTGCCCTCGTTCTCATATTGCCACCCAGTGCCTTGTAGGTTTCGTCTACGACTATCGGGCGAAGCTGGAGCATCTTAGGAAATACAAGGATGCTCTTTACCAGCTTTTGGAAATTCGCCTCAGTTATGGTTCTCGGGTTCGCTTCGTTCTCGCTGACCCTCGATAGTGCGATTTCTTCTGTTTTCATTTTCTTCTTGTTTTAAGTTCGAAATACGTGCTTATCTCCTAAACACATGCGCAAAGATACTACTTTTTTGCTTTAGTTGTTCGCTCTTTGCCCACTTTTAACTTTTTCCAACACTTCGTTTTATCTTATCAATCAAAGGCTCGGATGGTCTTCTGCAGGGTTGTCTGCGGTTTCTTCGGCATCACTCTGACCGGGTATCCTGCACAGACCCATGCGAGGAGAAGTGCGTCTCTCTGGTCTTGGTTCATTCTCGGCAACTTTTGTCCTGCGCTTACAAAATAAGCAATTTCGTCCTGCGTGATTTTTCCGTCCTTCCCCTTCCAGCATTTTTTCAATGGCTTGATGATTTCGCAGGGGATATTGTAGTGTTTGCAGCACTCGACAATCAAGATTCCGGTCTGATGGTTCATTCCGGTAGAGCGTCCGATTGCTGCTGCCTTGACTGCTGTCATGAAACGATTAAGCACATGCCAGTTGCTTTTGTTGAGCCAGCCGCCTTCAATAACGACCTTAATCTTCTTGCAACTCTCGTTCATTGCCTTAAGGTAATCTATCAAAGCTGGGAAGTTCATTTTATAAGCGAGAAACTTCTTGTCGTCAAAGACTGCTCCAACTCCGCTTTCCTGATTGTCGGGGTCGATTCCGATTATAACTGTTCCTTTTTCCATTTTTTTCTTTAAAGTAATTATTTTGTTTGAATTTCACGCATAAGCGTTTATTTTGTTTTGCTGGTGTAGTTTATTATCCAACACCCTTTACGTGCGCATATACGTGCGCACATGCGTTATTATCCCTATCTTTCCCCTACCCCTTTCTTTCCCTTCTTTTCGGTTGCGATAGAGAAAGCTGGCAGGGATTCCGGAAGTTGTGCCTGCGGGTGCAAAATAAATGAATAACAAAATGAATATGTTGCAGGGTTCTTCCTTCTTCCACCGCCAGCCGAATGAATAAAAGCATAATTTTCTAACGATTTCTTTTTCTTACTTCCTCATGTACCACCTCGCTTTCTTTGTTTGTTGTCAGACTTCGGGAGATGCGTTTCCGGCTCTCATATCGTAATTTCAAGATGTTATAAGTTTATTTGTTTTGATATTAGAGCCTATCTCCTTCTGTCTTCGCTGGTTAATAACTCTATTATTGAACTCACGACCGATTATTCTTTTTGTTCTCGAGCAGCCATGCCAGATGCGCTGCCTGCTGCGGATTCTTGAACAGGGATAGAGCCTTCTCTACGTCCGGCTTCTTCCTCTCACGCATCGCTCTGTCGGCTACCCGGTTCTTCGTACCGTAGTTCCTGTAGTGCTTACTCCAGTACTCTTTCTGATACGCCAGGTATTTTTCCCGGTTTCTCTTTCGCCACTCCTTCGTGGCTCTTAGGATCTGTTCCCGGTGTTCCTGGTAGTACGTTCTGTTCTTCTCCCTTGTTGCGAAATCGCTCATTACATTCGAGTATTACCTGATGTTCTACATATTGCTTGCGTGCCGGGCAGTATATGCCATTTATGCAGTTTCGCCCGGCATCGCAAGCCTTGCATAATTCACTCGCCATACGTTCTAGAATGGGTCTGACGTGAAGGCGAGGTACTCATTGCCATCGTATGAGATACACTGAGCGAAGCTCGCTGGTTCTCCACTATGGATAGGCAATGCGGTGTGTCTACTCTCAAACCCCACTCCACGGTCACGAATAAATAACGCAGGAAACCACTTGTAGTTATCTCCGCTCCTCACCAGCACCTTATCGAAAGGCTTGAAGGCTGGCTGCTCCTTCTCTTCCTTCCCATTCTTCCAGATGTCGTAATGTTTGTTGAACAGTTCGACTTCGTTCTCTGTCGCTTCTCGAAGTTCCTTGTTAACGCTGATACGCAGGTCGAAGGCTTGGTCGGTAACGAACTTCTCGTTCTCGATTTCGTACTGTTCGCCAAATGTTAGCGTGTCTTCACTTTCATTCTTGCCGATGAGCTCGCCGATGATGGTCAACTCTCCGTCCTCATCGTCCTCGTTGAAAACGTAGAGTTTGCCGATTTCAAACTTAAGTTTCTCCGGCTTTTCAATATCCAGAGTTTCACGGTTCAACTTTCCACCAAAACATTTATTGATGTTATTGATGTAGGTTTGAGCATCATCATCGCTGGCTTTCTCAAATACAGAAGTTTCCATTTGGAATACTTCTTCATTATAACATTCTTTCCAAAGATAATGCTTGCCTCTGAATTTTGTGAAGGCATCATCCTCAAACTTTTCAAAGATAATATGTACTTCTCTGTCTTTACTGACAAGCACGTCTCCCTTCTTGAAGAACTTGCTCCAGTCTCGCATTTCGTTAGATGGGAAGAGCAGGACTTCTCCTTCTTTATAGATTTTTCCGTTCTTGTCGAAGAAGTGTTCTCTTCCAGCTTCGTCCTCAGTCCAGATTGCTTTCGCACTGTCCTTGTCGTTTGCCATTCCACTGTGCCACACCCTTCCGCATTTTGGCGTGTATAACTCTGTGCCATACTCAACACCCTTCAATATCTCGTAAATATTAATATCTTTCTGTTCCATTGTCTGAATGTTTTTATTGTTTGTTATTCTTGTTCTTTTTGTTGTGATTTTCAACTACCCTTATCATTTCATCGGTCACGGTCTCGATGAAGTCAAGGCAGGAAACCTGCGCTTTTGTGTAGGCATCTGCAACCTTCTTTGTCGGAAGCATTCTCAATGCCACGGCAGTAGCTTCTTGGTGCGTAAGCTGTAGTTCGAGGATGGATTGCAGGAAATCCAGGCTCACGGTCTCTTCTCCTGCCAGTTCTGCAAGTCTCTTAGCCTTTTTCATTATCTCTACAGACCTGCGTTTCATTTTGTGCTTGAATTCTTCGTTTACTTCCATGTTCTGAATGTTTTTTATTGTTTACAACTTAACGTGTCCGAGTTTAAAATAAAGTTCCAACAGTTCCTGAGTATTGAGCCAGAAATCGGTGTTGCCAACGTATACGTGATGTCGGTGTTCATCTGTGATGATTTCAATCTTTTTCATTTCTTCTTACTTTTCTGAATGTGTCTGTAACTATCATCAAAGAATTATCTTCTTCGTTGTATACAAGGTCATTTGTGATATACCCCAAGTCATCAACAACATCTATATTACCAAACTGTTTCTTGTGAGTTTCAAGAAGTTTTATAAATGCTGATATTTTCATCCCTCCACCTCCTTTCCAAAAAGTTCAATCTGTGGATGAATGATGTCTGCCCTCTTCTTCTTTGCCGCCCAGAGAAGGAGGTTGATGTTCTTGGTTCCAGCATTGCCCTCGAGGTATCTGATGATGTAGGTCAAAGCGTCTTGAACAGCTTCTTTCTCATTACCGTAGAAGATGCTGAGAGCGTCATATCTACTCGGGTAGCCTGCCGGGCTGTCGTACCAATGCTTCCCTTTTTGAATGCTGTAGCCCCATATCCAGCCGAACTGTGTATTGGCGGTCATTACCTTCCATCCCCAGTTGTCTGAACCCTCTACGGCATACTCGATTACGTGCGGATTGATGCAAACATCCTTGATGTTGTATTTGAAGCCTTCATGCTCTGCGACCGGCTTCTTGATGTCGTAGCTGTTTTCGGTCAGCCATTTGCACCAATCGTTCGATGTCTTGAATACGAGCCCCGCGGCTCTGCATTCGTGAAAAAATAATTCATTCATGGCTTTAAATCTTTACGAAGTGTACGTCCTTGCGGTCTTCTCTTTCACTATTCAGACAAGCAAGATTCCTGCACATAATGCCTTCTCTCTTACCGTTCAAGATGCACTCGTAGCAGTTATATTCAGATAGACCTATATCCTCAACCACCTTGCAATTTACACCTTCAATGCTAATTGTCGACCCTACTGGGTAATCTGTATTGAAGCATTCGTTGTTTACAATACATACTTCTTTTCCCATAATTCTTTTGTTTTAAGTGTTTAAAATCTGTTTGCCTTATAATTTACCGCCCGAAGCGTGAAAACGTCCCAGAGCGGCTGATTTTGCCCTCATCCGTTATTTTTCGGGCTTCCAGTCAATGCCAAGCCGCTGCAGAACTCCCTTCTCGTAGTATCTTGTCAGCGAATCCTTGGCAGGCTTGTTGTTCGGGTTCTTCTTCAAGTCTGCAAGGTTCTGCTGGATTACCCACCGGAACTTGCTGTCTTGGCTCTGCTGGCTCGCTGGCTGCTGGTGCTTGGCTTGCTCGTAGAGTTCCCCGATGCTCGGTCTTGCCGTTGCCGCAGGATCCTGCGCCTTGACTGCTGCCGATTGCGGCTGCTGGCTTGTGGCTGGCTTGGTGTTGTCGTAGTTGCCCTCCAGCACCTTCGGGAAATACTTCCTTGTCATTACCCAGTCGTACGATGCCCAGGAATGCCCTGCGTTCAGATAGTCGCTAGCCATAGCCTTGTCGATTGCCAGGTAAATCTTGGAAATATCTCCCTTGCAGTCCTTGAGCCTTCCTCTGATTGCCTCCTTGCGGTTTTCCGTCATCAGCGTCAGCCTTCGCATTGCGCTGTTGGTCTTGTCGTGCTGCTCGTTCCAGTAGTCCTTGATGGCTGCGTAGTCGATTTCGCCTTTCTTGGATTTCTTTTTCTCAGAACTTTTTTGCGGTTCTTCTGCAGCGCAAACGTTTTTCTCGGAAAAACTTTGCATAGAAGCTTCTTTAGAAGGTTCTAATATATTTGTTTCTTTAGAAACATCATTATCATTATCATAAACATTATCATTTACATATTCATTATCATTATCATATAAGGTTTTTGAAAAAACCTCTTGGTTTTGTTTGGTTATTTCTGAAACCTCTTGGTTTTTATCTAAACCAATTGGTTTTTGTTTATCCTCTTGGTTTTTTCTTGGTCTGCCACCCTTTTTGCCATTGGCTCGCCATCGTTCTACCTTCTCTTCGTACTTGGCTTTATTCCGTTTCATATCGTCAACGATAAAACCGAAAGCCATACGCACGACTGGTTCGAGACTTATAGTCTCCCCATCCCTTGCGTAGAGAAATATCGCTCTCGTCAGTTGCCCGAGTTGCTCATCCGTAAGCCCCTCGATGATGGCGTAGTAAGAAGTGTATAAGATGAATGAATCGTTCATAATTTTATTCTGATAATGATAATTTCTTTTCCAGCTTCCGTTTTAACACTGTAGCCATACGGATTTTGTTCCGCTGGCTTGTGTCGGTCGGTGCTGTCACTTTCCCACCTAGGGAAATATAATTCTCCAGTTGAGAAATTATATTCCGTAGGTCGGTTTTTGATATAGGAACAGCCATAAGCCCTGCCTTTACTTAATGAGCAATATTCGTGCTCCCTGCACCTGCTTGATGTACTTGGCGCACTCTTTAGGATGGTCTGCCTGATAAGCCTTGGCATCGAACTTCTCGCTTGCCTTCGGTGCTTTCCACGTTGCCAGCATCTTGCCGTTTCCGTCCACGATACTCTCTGCGTCACCGAAGAACAGCTTCAAGTTGTCCTCAATCTCATCCTGCTCGGTCTTCAGTTTCTTGTTCTGATCCTTGAGTTCCTTGAGCCTAGCAATCTGTTCGAGTATCTCCTTTGTTGCTGTCACTTCCTTGCCAGCTACATGTAGAGGCGACTTCAAAAGAACGTCTTGTGCGCTGTAGGCTGGCGGCTCTTGGTCGCCCACGATGTAGTCAAGCCAGAACTTGGTTATCTCGTCCCTCATCCATCCGAAGAACTCGGGGTCGAAATCGATGTCACGGTAGCCGAACTCCCTGCCTGCTGTCAGCCAGGCAAGTGCTCCATCCTTGTATTCTCCCACTCCGAGGTTCATCTGAAGCTGGCAGAACCAATGTTTCGGAAGGTCGTCTGCATCTATCTGCATCTGCGTTGTCTTGCACTCGAGGATGCTCTTGCTTGCTTCGTTGTGTGTTGCCCCGGTTCTCCAGAAGGTTCGGTCTGGACTTACTCTCAGATACGGAGTATCGGTGTTCGTGATGGTGTAGTCGTCCGTGCTCGCCTTGATGATGTGGCAGTGGCTCTCTCGCTTGAAGAACTGCGCCACGGCATCCTCCAGCAGGTGTCCTGCAACCATCGCAAAGTTTTCAACCTTTGGTGGGTCGATGCCCTTCTTGCGTCTCCATAACTGGTATGGGGTCTCCCACGGATTCAGTCCCAGTACTGTGCCTGCCTCTGATGCACCAATTCCCTTTGAGCGGTTCTGTAACCACTCCTCTCTGCTTTTGTATTTAATTATCTGTTTCATTGTCTGAATGTTTTTATTTATCAAAAAAGAATTTTCTAGCTGCTGCAAGAACGACCGAGCGAAGGAATTCCTCCTTTTGCATTGTTTGACCAATTCCGCTCGCGAGGGAATTGGCTTTACCGTGGTAGGAAATATGGAAATCGAATCCTTGGTTTCCGTCTTCGTCTACATCTCCAGTCGGCTCTATTACAACAAGCAGGTAGTTTCTTTCTTCCTCGTCTTCCTCTGCCCATGCCTTGAAACCATCTGTGGTTCTTTTGAAGTACTTGTCGATGGTGCTCTTGTGTTTCTGATTGTTTTCTTTTTCTGCCATAATTTTTACTAAATGTTTAAAAGTTGCCGCAGGTTCCCTATAATCTGGTCAGGTTCCCACCCTGAAGGTTGCCCTGCGGCTAATTGGGAAACGCTATAACATTATAAACTAAACTACTTCTTAGCTGCTGTGCCAGTCTTTCCTTGGCTGCGGCTCATTGCCTTCTCAGCCTTCTTCTGTGCGCTCTCGGCTGCTGCCTGCGCCTGCTGTGCGATGGCTTCCTGCTGCTTTGGCTTCTTGAAGGTCTCCTCTACTGTGGTCGTACCTTCCTTGATGGCGTTGTACACACCAGCCAGCTTCTGAATGTCCTCTGCCGTTACTTCCTCGGCTGATTTCTTGCCCAGGTATTCCAGCAGCATAAGGTCTGTTACCTGGTACACTTGGAAGCAGGCTACGCAGCTCTTCCACTGGCTCTGTACGCCAGTCTGCTTGATGTGCTCAAGTGCCTTTGCCTGCACTTCCTTCACCACGCTTGCAATCAATACCTGCGGCACGACCTTGCAGATTGCGTTACGCTGGGCGATTGCCACAGCTGCATTGCCAACTACAACCTGCATATCCTGCGAGAAGGTGTAGCCCTTCGATGTCAGAATGCTGCGCTTCACTTCTACAGAGTAAGCCACGTTGCTCTCGAGGTCGTGGCAGACGCCTTGTGCCGTGATGGTCTTTCCATCGTTTGCGATGATGCGACCCGCGATGCGCAGGTTCTTCCAGCATGCGGAAATGATTTCCGTGAACCTAACACTAGGACCCTCAATAACCGATACTTGACCATCCTTGCCCTTGCGCTCTAGGTGATAGAAGCAGTTGTATGCCACATCATCGTCCATGGCTGCCAATGCTACCATATTCTGCTTGCATTGCATGATGTCTCTCGGGAACTTGTGCGCTGTTGCAATCTGTCCGTCAATCTCCGAGCGGTTGATGGCTTCCAGCATTTCGCCACCGCTTACTTGAATAATTTCATTTTCCATAATTCGTTCTTTTTATTGTTCAACATAATCTTTTAATTAACTCTAGTGGAAGGCTGGGGATTCGAACCCCAGTTGACTGCCAAAACTTACCCCACCCTTGCCTGCTGCCGATGGATGCCCTTCCGTTGTAGGGCGCACGCTGTCGTTTCCGCATATTGCATGGTAAAAACAACTAATTTTAGATAACCTTGAAAAATGAGTTTTGCGTGCGCCCTTTGCCCTGCCGCTGCAGGGAGCCATATAATTGTTTAATAATCGTAGTCAAACCAGTTGAGCCATAAGGCTGTCGAGCCTGCTTTCCTCGAAAGCGTCCATCGGGTCTTGGTCTGCGTATTGGCTGTTCTCTTCCAGCCAGTCGTCCATCACGTCTTGATAGTTAACGCAGCCCTCGATAGCTTCCTCCAGCCGCTCGCTGTCGTTGTTGTTATTATTGTGCGAAACGACCGCTGTGTTCCCGGTTCTGTCGCACCATACGCAGATGTTGCCTGCCTTGGTTTTAATATCTACCCTTGCAACCGCTGGTCGCTGTGGATCACGGTCTAACTCCAGCCAGATGGAATCGTACATTGCCTCTTCGCATTGTTTGATAATTCTTGGTTCCATACGCTCTTACCGTCTGCTTAAATAGTTAAAGAATGTCAGACGTGCGTCTGCAAGCGTCTGCTTGTTGAACTCGCTCATCGGGAGCACCGGTATTCCGTCCAGTGAAAGACATAGCATGTTGTCGAACTCCCTTACCTGAATGCGTCTCTCAGCTTCCTTCATGGTTGCCAGTCGCTTGCTGTCCTTTCGCTCCTGCTCCCACTTCGCTGTTAGCTGCTTTGCTTTCTCGTAGGCATTCATCATAGGGCAATCCTCCAGACTTTTTTAATCTCGCTGCCCTCGAAAACCTTGCGGTTGTCGATTCTGCGGAACTTGACCTTAATCTTACCAGCCTGCAACCATCTGCGCAGGGTGTTGCGATGGATGCCCAATACCTTGCAGGTCTCTGTCATGGTGTATCTGCCTGCGTCAGCTACCTTTGGTTCTTCGTTCGTCATAACTAAGCCCTCCAAAAAATTAAAGTTACTAACATGATGGCAATAACCAGGGATAATACTTCGTCACTTGTGATAATCTCGATAAACTTCTTCATACGCTCTGAATGTTTAAATTGGTTCTACTTGATTATTTGCGCACGGCTGCACGTCTCTTCTTTGGTGTTATCAATCCAGCCTTAATGAGGATAACACGCACGTTCTGCTGGGTGCAACCAACACGCTGTGAAACTGCGAGCATTATTCTGCTGTCTGAGGTCTCGGCAGGTGCTTTTGCTCGGAAATCTGCAAACATCGCTATGATGTTCTTCTTTCTTTCGTCCTGCTGCTTCTGCAGTGGGGTTCTGAAATCATAATTAAAATTTTCTCCCATTTTATTTGTATTTTACAATTATTTTCTTTATCTTTGCAAATGAGTTTTTAAACTCGCTTTGTAATTCGGTTGCAAAAATACAAAAAGAAAATTGAAAAACAATTGTTTTGTGGTTATTTTTAATAAGTTTTTAATTAGTTTTAAATTGATTTACAATTATGAGCGGTGAAGAGTTAAAGAAGTATATTAAGCGTTCGGGCTTGACAATGAGCGATGTAGCTAGAGAACTGGGTACTACACCACAGAATGTGCAGGCTCGTCTTGGACGCAAAACTATAAAAATTGATTTTATCCAAAAGATAAAGGAAATCATCGACAGATGTGCCCCTCCTCTCCCTGCTGAGATGGAAGCGGCTGTTACCGGTTCAAACGTCAATGGTTCGAACAGTTCCAACGTTTCCCAGCCAATAGGTAGCGATGCTGCCTTGGCTGCTGAAAACAAACTGCTGCGAGAACAGAATGAGTTCCTGCAAAGTCAAGTAAAAACGCTGCTTGCCATTGTGGGACAGAAATAATTTAGTAACTTTGCAAAATGAAAAAGAATGGTTAGTCAGAAAACAACAGATGATAGGGAGACGGACAGAAGAAAACTCTTGGCTGGGTATCTGTACGACTGCTCGAAAATGATGTACGGAAGCGTTGCTGTCGGTGGTCTGTCTCCTCTACTAACTGGTGACCCATTGCAGGCGGTTCATCAAGTCTGCTTGGTGTCGGGTGTGGCTTGTGGCGCATCACTTGCGTACCTTGCAAATTATATAATGAAATTTAAAAAATAAAGATTATGGATGCATTCTTGTTATTTAACGTGATGGCATTGGGAATGACCATTGCATTCGGCATTTTCTTGAAATCAAAGAAAGGTCAGAAGTGGTTGCGTGAACTTTAGTTCTCGCTCCAGGTACAATATCAACTAAAATTCTAAGTAACGATGAAAGATGAGGATTTCATAGAGCGGAAGGAGAAGGTTCTTCTTGCCGCTCTCGGTAAAAGCTGGCTATGGAAAGCCAGCAGGTTGATAATAGGCATCATCCCTCCAGTGGGTGCGTTTGTGATGCTGGTGCACTGCACCCTGCTCTCGTTCGGCATTCGGGTAAAACTCACGGAGTGGATATTCGACTGCTCGCTCTTCGGCTTCATCGCCTGGATCATCGTCAGTCTAGCCTATGGGTTCTGCTGGGTGCATCGGGCGTTCTCTACCTACAGAGTGCTGATTTCGTTCTGCATCGACTTCCAGCGTTCCTTCGGGTTCGGTGTCTTGTGCCATCCGCTCTATCTGCTGATGGTCGCCCTAGGACTGCTTCTCTTCTTCATCTTCATCAAGAAAAAGGCTTGGAATGAGTTCTACGAAAGAAATATTAACCATTTAAAGGAAAAGTAA